CAAGAAAGAGGTAGACGAGGTTGTAACCAGAAATCTAACTTATGATTGGGAGTGGTTAAGGAAAGAAATTAAAGAGCATGGATTAAGACATAGCACACTCTCTGCTCAAATGCCATCTGAATCATCTAGTGTGGTCTCAAATGCTACTAACGGCATTGAGCCACCTAGAGATTATTTAAGTGTAAAGAAATCTAAAAAAGGTCCACTAAAACAAGTTGTTCCAGATTATAAGAAGTTAAAGAATAACTATACACTTTTATGGGATATGAAATCAAATGAAGGATATATAAATGTAGTTGCTGTAATGCAAAAGTATTTTGACCAAGCGATAAGCGGTAACTGGTCATATAATCCTGAACACTTTGATGAAAACCAAGTGCCAATATCACAAATGGCACAAGACTTATTGACGACATATCGACTAGGTTGGAAAACTTCATACTATCAAAATACATACGATGCGAAAAAAGATATTGACGAACCAGCGCATCCAGTAGGTTTTGTTGATAATGTACCTGAAGATAAACCTGAAGAAGATATTGAGGATCCAGAAAACTGTGATTCTTGTACAATATAATCGACTACTAAATAGACACAGATATGAAAAATAGTTTACAAATACATAAACATTTAATACTTCGAGCTGAAGTTAATAACCCACCTAAAGATGTGGAAAGATTAACACAATGGTTTAAAGAGTTTATTGAATCAATCAATATGAAAATTATGATGGGTCCTTATGTTGCCTATTGTGATAAACCAGGTAATAGAGGTATTACAGCAATAAGTGTAATAGAAACAAGTCATATTGCTATGCACGTTTGGGACGAACCTGTACCAGCGATGATGCAATTAGATGTTTATAGTTGTGCTGAGTTTAATCCATATCTTATCGCAGAAAAGTTAAAAAAAGATTTTGATGTGACTAAACTAGATTACAAATTTTTAAATAGAGAAACAGGTTTAAAACCAATAAGATTAAATAAAGAGTATATTTCTTAATGAGAAGTGTTTTTAATAAAAGTAAAGATGTTAGTTTCTTAAAACAACCAATGTTTTTTGGTGAAGACTTGGCTGTACAAAGATATGATACAATGAAATATCCTATCTTTGATAAGCTAACTCAACAACAATTAGGTTACTTTTGGAGACCTGAAGAAGTATCTTTACAAAAAGATAGAAACGATTACGCAGAATTAAGACAAGAACAAAAAAGTATCTTTACATCTAATCTAAAGTATCAAACAATGTTAGATAGTGTACAAGGTCGAGGTCCTTGTCTAGCATTCTTACCATTTTGTTCATTACCAGAACTAGAAGGTTGTATTGTTACTTGGGACTTTATGGAAACAATTCATAGTAGAAGTTATACATATATCATTAAAAACTTATATTCTGATCCATCAGAAGTCTTTGATACAATTATTAAAGATGAGAAGATTGAAAAGAGAGCTAATTCAGTTACTCAATGTTATGATGATTTGATCGCAATAGGTCATAGATGGCATTTAGATTCAACAAAAGTTGATGAATATGAGTTAAAGAAAAAATTATGGAAAGCTTTAGTTACAGTAAATATATTAGAAGGATTAAGATTCTATGTTTCTTTCGCTTGTTCATTTGCGTTTGGTGAATTAAAACTATTAGAAGGTTCAGCGAAGATAATATCTTTTATCGCAAGAGATGAAAGTCAACACTTGGCAGTATCTCAAAGAATTATAAACAATTATAGAGATATTGAGAGAGATAAAGTAATGGATAAAGTTATAAAGGATACAGAACAAGAAGTATATAAAATGTATGATGAAGCTGTACAAGAAGAAAAAAGATGGGCGACATACCTGTTTAGTCAAGGTTCAATGATAGGATTATCAGAAAAGTTATTACACCAATTCGTAGAGTATATGGCGAATAGAAGAATGAAAGCAATAGGATTAAAACCAACTTACGATCAGAAAACTAATCCACTTCCTTGGGTCGATCATTGGTTGAATAGTAGATCAACACAAAACGCTCCACAAGAAACAGAAATAGAAAGTTATGTTATTGGTGGTATCAAACAAGACGTTAAAAAAGATCAATTTAAAAAATTCAAACTATAATGATTGAGAAAAGACAAAAAACTTGTTCTAGTTGCGAAACTAAATATACTGTAGAATGGGATATAGACATACAGGATTTAGAACCTTTGACTTGTCCTTTTTGTGGACACGAAGTAGAGGAACTAGAAGATGAAGAAGAAGTTTGGTCAAACGAACAACCAGAATCCGAAGACGATAGTTGGAATTGATTATAGTTTAACAAGTCCAGCAATTTGTATAAACTATGAAAACGATTTTAAGTTTTTTTATTTAACAAGTAAAAAAAAATATATTGGTATGATGACTAAAAACATAGTCGGTGAAGAACACAAAGAATATACCTCTCCAATAGAAAGATTTACTCAAATCTCTACTTGGGCAATCAACAAATTTAATACTTTAGAATATAACTTAAAAGATATAAAAGTCTTTATAGAAGGTTATTCATTTGGTTCAAAAGGTCGTGCTGTTTTTCAAATTGCTGAAAATTGTGGAATATTAAAATATAGATTAGAATATCTAAACATACCTTATGAAACTGTGGTTCCTAGTGTTGTAAAGAAATTTGCTACAGGAAAAGGAAACGCAGATAAAGATACAATGTATGAATCATTTTTAGAAGAAACTAAAATAGATTTAAAAAAAATATTTGATACTGATAAAGTAGGTAATCCTATATCAGATATTGTAGATAGTTTCTATATAGCAAAGACAGGTAATAATTTATGAAGAAAGCGATTATAACGGGTATAACGGGACAAGATGGTAGTTATCTAGCGAAACTACTATTATCAAAAGGATACAAGGTATACGGCGCTCAGAGGCGTAATACGGGCCTAAAACACTGGCGTTTAGATGAAATGGGTATCACAGATCAAATAGAATTTGTAGATTTTGATTTAGGCGAACCTTACAATATTGAGAAGACAATGGATAAAGTACAGCCAGATGAATTTTATAATCTGGCCGCTCAATCATTTGTTGGATTATCTTTTGAACAACCACAGGTTACAACAATAGCAAACTCTTTAGGTGTATTAAACATACTAGAAGTTATAAGAAACAAGTATCCTAAAATAAAATTCTATCAAGCATCTACGAGTGAGATGTTTGGTAAAGTACAAGAAACTCCACAAACAGAAACTACTAGATTTTATCCTAGAAGTCCGTATGGTGTGGCCAAAGTCTATTCTCACCATATGACTGTAAATTACAGAGAAAGTTATGGTCTATTTGCTTGTTCTGGTATTTTGTTTAACCACGAAAGTCCAATGAGAGGTGAAGAATTTGTAACAAGAAAAATTACAAAAGGTCTTGTCGAATATACAAAGACTGGAAAAGTATTAGAGTTAGGTAATTTAGAATCATATAGAGATTGGGGACACGCAGAAGATTATGTTGAAGCAATGTGGTTAATGTTACAACAAGATGAGGCAGAAGACTATGTAATTGCAACTGGTCGTAAAGCATCTATCAAAGATTTTATTGTATTATGTTTAGATGAATTAAATATTGCTTATGAAATTCAAGGAAACGAAATTACAGATAAGCACGATCAAAGTTATATTATAAAAACAAATCCTAAATAATTTAGACAAGCAGAGGTAGATTTATTAGTTGGAGATAATACTAAAGAAAGACATAGATTGTTATGGCATCCAAAACATACACTTGAAACATTAGTTAAAGATATGATAAAAGAGGATTTGAAAAGATGGAAAAACTAATTTGGACTGATGAAGACAAATTTTTTATAACATCTTTCAATAAAAGATTATATGATGATTACGCTCATCAATTTATAAAAACATATATTGATACACAACAAACTATAAAAGTAATTTGTTATGTAGAAGATGATACTAAATTTGTAGATCACCCCAATTTACACTTTGTAAATATATTTAAAGAACAACCAGAGTTAAGACATTTTGTAGTTAGACATAAAGATAAAACTTGGAATGATGATAGCAACTTTTTACAAAACGCTGTTAGATTTTCTTACAAAGTATTTGCTCAATATCACGCTAATAAATTAAACAAAAAGTTTATATGGTTAGACGCTGATAATATATTTTTAAAACAAATACCAGATAACTTTATAGACACGTTTATTCCAGATGATACGTTTATAACATTTTATGGTAGAAACACATATACAGAATGTGGTGTTTTAGGTTTTAATAGTACATTAGATATAAGTAAAAAGTTTTTTGAAACTTATATTAATCATTATATAAAAGATACAATTTGGGATTTACCAGATAAAACAGATTGTCACGCTTTTGATAATACAAGAAAGTTAGTACAAGTAAAAGAAAGAAATAAAGGCGATGGACACAACGGACACGTTATCGCTAGAGATGAAGACATCAATATTTTTTTAGACCACAAGAAAGGTAAAAGAAAGTATTTAACAAATAGTCCAGAGATAATAAAATGATAAATGTTTTTATTGGTTATGATAAAAAAGAAAAGATAGCGTATCACGTATTAACAGAAAGTATATTACGTCATAGTACACAACCAGTTTCTATAACTCCAGTTGCATTAAATAATATAAAAGATAGTTTTAATAGAGATAAAAATGTATTATCATCTACGGAGTTTTCATTTAGTAGATTTATAGTTCCTTATTTAATGAACTATAAAGGTTGGGCGTTGTTTATGGATTGTGATATGTTAATGAAAGCAGATATAAACGAACTATGGAATTTACGTGATGATAAGTATGCAGTTCAAGTATGTAAACACGATTACATACCTAAAACTAAAACAAAATTTTTAGGGAATGTACAAACAGTATTTCCTAAAAAAAACTGGTCAAGTTTTATGTTGATGAATTGTGAAAAGTGTAAAACACTTACGCCGGATTATGTAAACACAGCCTCTGGATTAGAGTTACATCAATTTAAATGGTTACAAGATGATAGTCAAATAGGTTCATTACCACTAGAGTGGAATTGGTTAGTGAGTGAATATGATTTTAAAGAAGATGTAAAGAATGTACATTTTACAGATGGTGGACCTTATTATAAAGATTATGAAACATCTGATTACGCTAACGATTGGTTCAATGTTTATACTAATACAGTAAAGATAGAAATGTAATTATGAATATAATAGGAATACGAGGTTCGTTTAATGAAGAATATTCATTTGTATTTCCTAATCATAAAGACTTCACACTTATAAACTTTGAAGATAGAAACAAATATAACGCAGATGCTTTTATTCAAACAAATGTTTTAGGTGTATTAAAAAGAAAAAATAGACAGCAGTATCAGTATATTATAGATACAAACAAACCTCGTATTGTTGTAGAACAAGCAACATTTAGAAAAAATTTAGATTTAGAAAAAGACGATAATTATTATTTTAGAGTAGGTCTAAATCACTATTCATATAATCAAGGTATATTTAAAAATAAAAACTCACCACCAGATAGATGGAATCAAATACAAAAAGAACAAAACATTGAAATAAAACCTTGGAAGAAAAAAGGAAGTTATATATTATTTCTAGCACAAAATCCAATAGATACAAGTTTAAATGATTTAGTAAAGAAGTCAGGTGACTATGAAAACTTTATTATTAAAACATTAGAAGAAATATCCAAACATACAGATGAAGATATATTAGTAAGACTTCACCCTAGATATATTTTTAGATTTAATAAAAACAACTTACTTAATATAAAAGTAAAAAACAAAGTATATTTTAGTGACAATCTAAAAACATTTAACGCATCAAATGGAGGTGAAGATTTATATAAAGATTTTGAAAACGCTAGAGTTGCTGTTTCATACTCTAGTAATAGTTTAGTAGAATCAGTTTGTGAAGGTATACCAACCATAGCATTATCAAACTCATCTCACGCATGGCCAGTGGCGTTTCACACATTAGAAGTTTTAAAGTATAAAGAATTACCAGACATAGATAGAACACAATGGCTATATGATTGTGCTTACACACAATGGAAAATGTCGGAAATAAATAGTGGTATAGTTCACAATAGATTATTAAAATGATTATAACACATAAACTAAAATGGGATAAATGTTTATCACATCAAATTTGGCCGGCGATAGAAAAAGGTTGGAAAGATGAAGATAAACCTATACACTTTTTTTGGGGTTTAGGTGGAAGTAATATACAAGAGATAAAAGAAGTTTCAGAACGAGATGAAGAATGGTGGTATGTAGATGTAGGATATTTAACTCAACAAATTACTCGTTATCCAGAACCAAAAATACACGATTTTGATAAAACTTATTTTAGAATAGTAAAAGGTGGTATACATACTACAAGAGGTAAGATTGGTAATGGACAAAGATTAAATGAGTTAGTAAACAAAGGTATTGATGTAGAGTTTAAAGATTGGTACACAGGAGAAACAAAACATATATTACTTGCGCCATCCTCACAAACAGTTACCTTTCATACAAACGGTATAAACCAAGATCAATGGATTTATATGGTAACGGAAGAAATAAAGAAACATACAGATAGAGAGATAAGAGTAAGAAACAAACCAAGACCAGGAAACGAATGGTGGAATACAGATATAAAAGATGATTTAAAAGACTGTCATTGTTTAGTTACAAATATGAGTTTAGCATCAGTTGATGCTATACTAAATAGAGTACCAGTGATAGCTGCGGATAAAAACATTGCGGCACCAGTATCATCTCGTAGTCCAAAGTTTGTAGAGAAACCTTTTAAACCTGGACGAAAAACAATAGATGAGTGGTTAAAATATGTAGTTGAAAATCAATTTACAATCCAAGAAATAGAAAACGGAACTGCGTATGAAACTCTTAAAGTCCAAAATGAAAATTAGATATTATAAAGATATAAAAGGTGGTCGTTGGTTAGGTTTTGCTTTAGCAATATTAAGTGCGTATATCTTATCAAACGCTAACTTATCAACACAATGGGTTGGTTGGTCTTTAGCTTGTTCATCTTGTTCAATATGGGTATGGTATGGCTTAAAAGATAAAGATTATCCAAGAATGTTAATGGAGTTATTTTATATGATATTAGCAATAAGAGCTACTATCAATTGGTTGGGTGTATGAATTTTGCGTGTGTATATTATGGTGACAAATATCAAATAGAATATGTTGAGAAGTTGTATAATATGGTACAACGAAACACAACGTTGAAACATAAGTTTATATGTTTTACAGATAACACAGTCATACGTAGAAGATTAAAACATACATCAATAGAGTTTAGAGAATTTGCTAGACACGACTTTGAAGGTTGGTTTAATAAGTTACAATTGTTTAGCCCAGATAGTAAACTTGAAGGTAATACTTTATATATGGATTTAGATGTTGTGATTTTAAAAAACATAGATGAGTTATTTACATATGGCGAAGACCATAATTTTGTTGGTATGAATGACTTTAACCCTACAAGTGGTCAATTCAATTCTAGTATTATGAAGTTTAATAACAATACAACTAGTGATTTAATATGGAATGAATATATGAAAAGACGAGGTGATTTTAGAAAACACGCTGGCGATCAAAATATCATTACAGACTTAATAAAAAATCATAAAGATAGTATATCATTTCCTGATTCGTGGACACAATCATATAAATGGTTTAATAGAGAGGGTACAAGGTTTCACAGATCAGCGTGGACATTTGAAAAAGACCCAAATGCCAAAGTATGTATATTTCACGGCCACCCAAATCCACACGATTCGGACCAAGAATGGGTCAAAAAATTGTGGGTTTAGAACAAAACAAGAACATTTACCTTTAAAAACCCTAGTAAAATCAACGCAAAATAGTCCTTGACTAATGGCTATTTTCCCTATATTATAATAGTATATGAAGAAAAAAATGTTATTAATCAACCAAAATAGTTCA